AGCTGCTTTTTCTGCTGCGCGTGCTGCGTCTTCAGCTGCTTTTTCTGCTGCGCGTGCTGCGTCTTCAGCTGCTTTTTCTGCTGCGCGTGCTGCGCTTGCGCCTGCCGTTCTTTTTGAACTTGCTGCCGCGATTGATGATAGCAAAGCCTTGCTTGGGGAGTTTGCAATAACATCATCAAAAGCGGCATTAAAAGCATCGCCAACACCTACAGCCTCTTTTTTAAGCCTGTCAAACTTTACATTGTTAAGCGATGCAACTTTTCCAAAAAAATCAGCATCACCACCAAGCTTTGCGTTTATGCCGTTTGCAACTTCGCCAAGTTTGTTTAATGATGATATTGCGCCATTTATTAAGCCTATTACGCCATTTACAGCACTCTCAAAAGCACCGATTGTAGCATTAGCGATACCTTTTGCTACATTTACAGTGATAGTGCCAAGGTTGCTCCATATCTTGCCAATAGCTACAGCAGAGGCGACAACTGTTGCAACAATCGCGTCAAGCGATACAGCCCACCAGCTTTGCTGTGCCTCGGTTAGCGATTGCGTATCTTTTTCTATTTCACCGTTTGCGCTATGGCTATCGCTTACCAAGTCGCTAAAGAATTGGCTTACAATATCGTATGTTTCTACAAACCTATCGCCAATATAATCAAGCGTTCCAGATACTGCATCGCCAAGCGTTATAAAAGAACGCTCGCCGTATTTAAGGCTTTCTGCTGTCGTGGTTTCTATTAGGTTTATTTCGTCTTGGAACGCAACAAGGTATGCAATAACACCAGCAATAGCTACTGCAACTACTACAAATGGATTGGCAAGCAATGCAGCCGTGAATGCTTTAAATCCCAATGTAATTGCTGCAAATCCTGATGCAATTCCAGCCAAGATTGTTGGCGCAAAATATGCAGCAATACCAGCTCCAACTGCTGCAACTGTAACAGCGATAGCCCCTAAGTTTTCTGAAAGCGTTACGATTACTTTTGCTAAAGCTGAACTAAACCCAGTCGCTTGGTCTATTTTCCCGATAAACTGTGTAAAATTATTGCTTGCTATCTGCAAAGACTGACCGACTGTAAGCCCAGTTTTTTCAAACTTTTCAGATACAGTAGCCTCCATATCAATTACTGCTTTACGCAATACTTCTGTCGTTATTTTGCCATCTTCTGAAAGCTTAAACAACTCCGCGAGTAACCCATCCATTGATTTCGCGACTGCATCGCCAAGCTGTGGGAAGTTCTCCATAACAGAACGGAACTCGTCGCCGTCAAGCTTTCCTTTGTTGAACGCTTGCGATAGCTGCAATAGCGCACTGCTTACCTCGCTTGGTGCAAGCCCAGCAACCACAAACGACTTTGACAATGTAGATACTATTCGCTCTACCTCTGCTGCATCGGAGCCAAGCGGCTCTAAAGCCCTTGATAGTCTTGTGAACAAGCTTACAGTCGCGTCTATGCCAGTTCTTGATTCGTTCGATATTTTAAATAGGCTGTCTAATTGTTTGCCTACATTGCCAATGCCATCAACAACCGATAGTTTATTTAACGCCCCAGTATATTTGTCTGTTATACTAACAAGACCAGAGAATAACGCTATAACTCCATCAACCGCACTTCTTACAAGATAGAACCCACCAGCGATTGCTGGCAATTTATCACCAAGTGATGCGCCTGTTTTTTCCCCTTCTGCATTAAGCTCAGCCACTCTCTGCTTAGCTGCAACCATAGCTCGTTGAATATCAACGCTTGATGCGCCTGCGGTGTTTTTGATTGTGGATAGTGAGGTTTTTACTTTCTCGATTTCTGTCTTAATATCAGCCAATGGCTTTATATTAAGCGACTTGAAAGCGTTCTTGAATAAGTCGCCTTGCGTACCGTCCTTGATATTGCTTGCGGCTGCTTGAACTTTTGATATAGCTTTGTCAAGCTGCGCTTCAAAGCTCTTAATGTCAAGTGCTAATTTAACCGATACTGAATTTGCCATTTTATAGCTCCAAAACGCCTCTTGATTTTAGTTGCGCTTCTAGCTGCGTGTTTAAATCGTTCTTGCGTTCGATTTCTTTTAAATCTACGATTGCAGCGATATAAGCCTCTATTTTGTCGTAGCTGTAGTGGATTATATCGCTCTCATTATGCCCATTTGATACAAGTATCTGTATCAGCTTTGCCCAGTCTGTTTCGCTGGCTCCGTCCACTTGCTCAGGGCTTTGGAGAAAAAATCCGCGTTTTCTTTTGTAACCTCTAAAGTCAAATCAAACAGAACATCAAAAGGCATCGCATTATATTCCTCTTCTGTCAAATCAGTTAGCGCAAGCGCACAACGCTTATGCTCTGGCATATCCAAAATTAAGCCCATAATATCTTTAGGCTGCATTTTTTCTCTATCTTGGTCTTCTGAATCTTTCATGTCGTTGAACTTGTCAATAATAGCAACAACATCAGGGAAGATTGCAGGCGTTAAGCGTCTAAGCTCAACATCCGCGCCAGCGATTTTTAATTTTCTGCATTTAAAGTCAAACTTTCTCATATCAGCACCCACATGGTTTAATAAAACAGTTAAATTCCGCTCGTTGCTCTACCGCTGCAACAAACGCACTATTTGCAACTGGCACTACATCGCCATTGCTACAAAATAAGATTGCTTCGCCTTTCGCAATTCTTTTTAATCGTTCGATAGCTTCGTCTTTGCGACGCACTACCGTGTTGTCTGGTGCTACATCCTCATATAAATCATACCGCGCCATATCGCAGCAAATCTCAACAAGCCCTACTGGGTAAATTGTATTGCCAAAGCCATCGACTCCGCAAGCCGTGATTGGCAATGCGTAACGCTTGGCAAGGTACTCATTCATCTCAGCTGTGGCAAACTCCAAAGCCTGCTGTATCTTGTCGCCGTCTTCACTTGCGCCATTGATGCGGTTTGATATGCGAGACAACTCTCCACCGTTGCCGTCTATATGTGTGAATAGCTGGTCTCGTGTGGCGTAAGTCATCATCAATCCTTTTTAATCAAGCCAAGTTTAGCGGCAAGTTTGTGCATAATACCGTCCGCGTTATTTTCGCCAAAGCGTGCCAGCAATCCCAAAGCCCACCATGCTGGCAATCCAGCGCAAACAAAAATCAAGCCATCGTAAGTAGCGTTTACAAAAGCATAGTGCGCTAGTAAATAATCACGCAAAGGGTAGCCAAAAATAACACCGCAAATCATGGTAACTATAATCCTGCGCAAGCTCTCTGCTACTGTTTTTGGCGGCACTATTAAGATGCCAACAAGTGCTGCAAGCCCTGCAAATGTTACCGGCAACGCAAGCATTTTTAAAAGTCCTACAATACCTGCACCGCTGCTACTTGTTGGCTCCATCCTAATCCCCATGATTATTTTTTAGGTTTACGACGCTCTAAGTAAGACCAAGTTGCACCCAAAATTGCGACAAACGCACCTGCCACCTGTTCTGCATCGCCAGCTTCAATATAACCCTTTGCCACAAGCGTCGAACCTGCGCTTACAAGTGCCATGCGTGCAAACCATAAAATACTATCTTTCATGTTATTTCTCCTTAGTTTTATATTATTGCTTTTCAGCATATACCCAACTACGCCCCTTTATACTACAGTAAATCTTCTGCCGTCACGCCAGCAAGGTTGTCAAATAACGATCGACCTACTGCGCCAGAAACCCAAACTGCGGTTTGCGCGGCAGCGGCAGCGGCTGATGCCGTTGTTGGGTTATCGGATAGTAGGAATCTGTAGACTTGCATTCCGTTCGTCTCTGCTTGAAAACGCACGCTGCTAAAATCGCTGTTGTTATTCGCTAGAATTGCAAAGCTCTTAATTTCCGCAGTTGCATCACCACTAAGTAACTTTTGTGCCAAGGCTTGGCGTTTGCGGTACATTTTGTAACCTGGCGTTGGCGCAACGATTTCTGCTTCAACCAATACAGTGCTTGCGGCGTAATACTTTAAAACAGCATCACAGGAACTTAATAATTCTGCATCCATAGATGCGCTTGGGTTAATAATTAGTGGCATTATATTTTCCTTAAAATGAGTATGTTAAAACAAATACAGGTGATGCGCCTGCGGTTGTGATTTCTAAATTCCCAATATTTAGCACACGCCCGTGGTCGTCAGACATCGATACGGTGTCAACTGTTGGCGGGATTTTAACCCCGTCTATCTCTACGACTGCGCTATCTGGTATATAAAGCTCGATTTTTGTGCAATTTGCTGGCACTGCTATTACTGATGTACCGACATACGCAATACTATCTATCCGTATCTGCTTATTTACAAAACGGTCAAACATTTCATACAATGATTTGCTGATGCCCTTAATCAGCGAAATTAAAGAGCCATCATTGCCGTTCTGTACGCTTAAATCAGATTGAGCGCCGATTGCTTCAGCTTGCGCGGCGGCGATTACAATTTGAGCATTTTGTTTAACCGCTGTCGCAACACCATCCACTGTTACTTTTAGGTTGCCAAACTCGTCAACAAGTAACTCGCTTTGGTCTCCGTCTAATAACGCTGGCTGGTATGCTTTGTACATTCCAGCTACAAGGCTGGTTACAGACTGATGACCAACACCCACACCAGCATCATAAACAGTAGCTTTTGTGGTGCGATTGATAAGATAGTCAATTGTCTTTTTTTCTGATAAGTACCCTAGCCGCACAAAATTTACGGGGGATGACACACCAGCAGGCAAAGTAGGCGGAACAGGTGTACCCCAGTTTATGCCATCTGTACTGTACTCTTTTGCAGTAGTCGTATATCCAGCTTCATAGCTTGTAACTTCACGCGAATATACTTGGAACTCCACAGAAAAAGGGTCGCCCCAAACTTGAGGAGTATTTATAATCTGGCTACCATCAGCCACGCAAACCTCTAAATCCGCCTGCAAAGGTTCTGCAATATAAAAGCCCGTAGTTTCGTTGAACCAAAATGCTTGGAATGTTGCGCCTGTGATTGGGTCAATAACATTGATGCGGATTATCTTATCGCCAATACTGTATTGATTGCCTGCGCCAGCAAAACCACCCCACACACTGCCCCAGCTTGCACCCCAGCCAATTGCACCTGCGCCTGGGCCGTCGGCGATTGCGGTATAGCAATGTTTAACAAGCTCACGGTCTCCGCTTGCAAAAGGTAGGAATGGCGCAACTGGAGACACAGCATTACCGCCAGCATCAACATATGCTACTGTGATTGCGCCCGTTACTTCATCTCGCGTCTCTGTGCGGATAAAAGTTAAACCGTTTGCGTCAATCCACACTTCGCGGCTAAACTCTACGCGTGGTTGCTCTTTGATTTCAACAAGCTGGTCAACAATATCTTGCAGTAATGCGTTTGTTGACGCGCCACTGTCTGGGTCGTACTCGAATGTTGGGCCTGTTTTTGTTGGGTAAGCCATGCTTATGCCTCTTTTGGTTTTCTGCTGCGCTTGGCTGGTTTAGCTTCTGCTGCCTCGCCAGCCGTATCAATCACATCATCAGCAACAAAGCCCATTGCCTTCAAAACCTCAATTTGAATAGCAGGTACGGCACTAATATCGTCGCCTGCTTTGTATTGCTTGTTCTGACTGTAGAAAGGCTTTATTGCTCGCATGATGACTCCAAATTAAGGTAACACAATAGCCGAAGCTGTTGCATTGATATTGCGCGGAATAACCAAGGCGTTAGCTTCTGACTGAACCGCAATAGCTTTACCCAAAGACTGGATTTCAGAGAAAGTAAACACATCGGTTGCGTTGCCATTGTAGTAAGCGTTTTTAATGCGGCCAAAGGTTTTAATACCTTGCACGCCATTTGCCGCTGCGCTTGATACAACAACTGCACGAGGGTCAAACACCTCTTGGCTAACGCCAGCTTCGTCAATGTATCGGTTAGAGTAAGTCCATACTTGAACATTGCCCCAATTACCACGATACATGCCGCCAGTTACTGGTGCTGCAAGGTTAAAGTCTGGAATGCCTGCAACGCTGTAGCCGTTGTTGCGGATAATATCATTGAATGGCTGTGTTCCTGCCGCTGCGTCAAAAGCTTCTGTGCCCATAACAATGTGGGTAGGTTGCGCACGCCCAGCGATAAATGCCAAGTCCATCATTTTTTGAATGTCTTGTTTTGGGTTAGCCAAAGGATTATCCCAAGTCAATGCAGGCGTGTAGGTGTTAGCGGTATCGCGCCCGAAGTCAGTATCGTATGCAGGAAAGCCATCGCCGCTGATTGTATAGCCGCCGTTTAGTAGCGCGTTTGCTGCCATCCATTCTAAGCGGTTTTGGATAGCTGTAAATTGATAGCCTTGCTCCATTGCGATTTTAGCTGCAAGGCGGTCTTGCGTACTCCAGCCCTCTAAAGGCTCGCCAATCATGCGCTCATCACAACAAGCCTCAATTGCATTGTACTCCTTGATATATGCAGGTTGCATATATTGTGTTACAGGGTCTTGGCGCAAGCGACCTTTTGCATCAACACAGCAGGCAACAAAGCGGGCAAGTTCGTTTTTAGGCACGATAGTATCTAAGCGAACTAATGCAGCGTTGCTGTTGAATGTTGATGGGAAGAAAGTATTTAATAAAAAGCTGCTGGTTTGCTCTTGCTTAACCAAGCTGCCGATAGTGCCGATTGTTACGCATTGTAAATCTAAAGCCATCATATTCCCCTTATACCAGTTCGATGCCTTGAATGCTTGCTGGCACTCGATAGGCTAAGATTTCGCCAGCGGTCAAAGCAACGCCAGCTCGTGTTAAGTTTTGCGCGAATACGCCACCATCTACCAAAAACGCTGCTTTAAGCGTTTGGTTAGGTGCTGCGCTTGCTCTTGCGTCAAAGTCATACATCACAACACCAATGCGCTTGCCAGCGGTAGGTGTCGCTGGTGCATGCGATGCAACGCCAGTGGCTGCGTCGATTTCAACCAAGTCACCGCCAACAAACGCTGCGGTTGCTGCAACATCGGTTAAAAAGCTCTCTGTTTGATAATCAGCACGGGCAAGGATATGCTTGCAAGTGCGCTCTTGTGTCATTACTCCAATATAGCTGCAAGTCATTATACTGCCCCTTTCATAGATGCCATCGCAAACGCGAATTGTTTATCTTGTGCGCTTGGCTCTTTTTGTGTAAGCTCCAAGTCACTTGGTTTTTTGCTTTCTTTTTTAAGCAACAAAGCCTTTGCATGTGCGCTAAGCCCTACAAGCTCCATTGCCACTGCTAAGTCAATGCCATGTTCCAATGCCAAAGCCTGCGCATCAGCATCTTTTTTGGCTTGCAACTCAGCTTTTAATGCGTCGTTTTCAAGTTTTAGTGCCTCGTTTTGCGCGGTGAGCTGCAAGGTTTGCGCCTCGAACTCCAAGCGTAAATCAGCTTTTACTTTCTCTAAATCCATACCGTTCCCCTTTTGTAAGTTTAGCGCGTGGGCTTCAGGGTCTGCACCCTCCCAGACCAAGGAAAGCTCGAAGATTTCAACTCCACGCATAATGCCGTCTAATTCTAAAGTCTGCCCATTAAGCTCAACCGTTGTCTTTTTCTCGAATTGCTCAAAATACTTTGCACTAATGCCGACGCTGTACTTCCACTCAAAGCCAACACCTCTAACCGCTGCAATGCGCTTGCCCTCGTCCGTATCAGTTGCGACAATTGCCTCGTTTACGACAACCTGCCCATTAAGCAAGCTAATGTTTGCTTTGCCGATAACTTGCTGATGCCCGTGAGAGTAAAGCAATACTACTGTACCGCCATTAGCAATCTCTGCATCAGAAAGGTCTAGCGCAATATCGCCAAAGTAGCCGTAATTAGGAATAACACCGCCGCTATATGCAACGCCGCCGAACTTCAAGCTATTGCTTGTCGGCTTCACGCTTTGCGCTTCAAGATTAAGATTGATTATACCCATGGACTTCCTCCTATTTTTAAATTATACGCAATACTCTTGCGCCTTTGTTTTATTACGAAAAAACAAGGTAATGAGCTATAATAAAGCAAAGGAGGTGTACAGAATGAAAATAAAGATAAGCGTTACCGCTACAGATGCGATTAAGCAAGAAGGCAAAAGCTTTTTAGAAAGTATAAACTTGGATAAGGTAGGGCAAGGTGTTGTTGCGCAGATACGCAATGATTTTAATGCAAGCCAAGACCCGTATGGGAATAAGTGGCAAGCGTTAAAATACCCAAGGCGTGCGCCACGCAACACTGACAACAAGCCTTTGGTGGATAGTGGAAAGCTGCGCGATAGCTACAGCTACCGTAAAGTAAAAATTGGATTGACTATTGCGACGCGAGTAAAATACGCACAATACCATCAATTTGGCACTGCGCGTATGGTTGCCCGTAAAATGCTTCCTGAGCTAGAAGCGCCAAAAACATGGGTGGACGCTATACAGGCTGCGATTGACTCAACACCCTAAGCGTCTGTAGGTAAGCGTCTGGTGATGTCTCAAAGCCTGCGTCTGGCTGACCTGTTGGCGTTGTTGTTTTAGCGTTTATGTAGTCATCAATTCCTACGCTCTCAACCGTGCATCGGCAATTGTAGCCATTAGGCGGGTACCAAGTAGCCCATACAGGGGAGAATGCAGGCGCAACGAATCCGTCCATCGATTTGTGGTGTGGGCGTGTGCGGTCGTCGTTGATTGCGTTATAGCGTAGCCACTTCCTATCAGTGTTTAACGCCATCAGCTTTTGCGCGTCGAACCTGCCAGCTTGGTAGGCTGTTTGTATTGCTTGCGACTTAATCAGCTCTTGCTTAAAGCCGTCTTGCAAATCCACTGGCTGCAATACAGGCTTTTTATCAGCAACACCGCCAACGCTTGGAGTTTCTCTCACCCATTGCGGCTCGATGCCTTTTAAGTCTGGTGCTGCTTGCTTGCTGCTGTCATAGATTGATTGCTTGAATTGCTCAAAAGTGAAGCCATCTGCTTGCGCTTTCTTTTGCCGTGCCATCAACCAAAAGATAAGCGATAGCATGGCAATTTCTTCTAGTAAGCTTTGCTCTTCTTCTGTTAGTGCCTGCAATTCCTCATCAGTCATACCACGCCATCCTCTGCTTGTTTATAGCCTGCCTTGTATGCTCGTGCCATTTCTTCTGCAAGGTTAGTTAAGTGGATTCGCTTAGTAAGCAATGCCTTAGCCATGGTCTCCATGCTATCCGCTGTGTTTATTTCGTCTGTCAAGTCTGGCAAGCTTACCGCAGTTGCTTTGTCTTTGATGCGCTCGATTTCCTGCTGACCATCGCTGAACCTGCTTTCACCCCTACTTAAAACAGTTGCAACTATCTTTTCTGGACTGATATTTTGTACAGTTCCGCCAAGCGCAAATCGTGCGTCTGTTGTTTGCGTCTCCTGTGTAAATTGCGTATAATCATAGCCCATAATGTCTTTTAAACCTTGCTGTGTAACGCTCCAGCCTGCATCGTTAAGGGTTTTTATGATGTCGGCTTTTTCTTTGGTTGCCTGAGTTTGATTATTAAACTTAAATAATGGTGGTGTTGCAACATTGTATAACTCACTTAAAAAATTGACTAACTGCTGCACATAGCTTTCTGTGAACTCTGCGTAACTTTGTACAGTTTCGTCTAGCACTTCCTTTGCAACGACCGCTTGGGCATATGCCCCGCCTTGGTCAATGCCGCCTGTTTTGCTTTCGCCAAGTATTACGCGCTGGATTGCTTTATTTATGCGGTCTTCTTGCTCGAAGAATGTTTTTGCTGCCGCGCCATCAGGCTGCCATATTTCAGCCTTTTGCCCGTCGCCCATTACAATTGCGCTGCCTCTCATCAGCTTTTGCAGGCTATCTAAAAAGATATTGCCACGCTTCTTAAATACACCCCCCTCTACTTGCTCGCTTGCGTCTGCATTCTCGATATTCCCAATAATAAAACCTTGCGCGTATCGCTTCTGCCACATGTCGAAGTTATCGCGGTTTAGCTTTTTCATGCAGTACAGGTTTTTAAGGTCGTGCAATATGCCGCGCCCATGCTTATGCTTTGTTGTCTCTCCGTAAATATGGTAAAACAACGACGGCAAGCCATCAAGCGTTACATTTTCCTTTTTGCCGCTTTGCAATACCTCCACATACGCAACACCATCTTTATGCGTTATGTTTGGGCTTTCTACTAAAAGCATCTTTTCTGCTGCGCCGTATTTGATTGCGCATTTTTGCAGTGTGTCACCAAAAAATACCGCTCGGGTGCAATTCTCGATATAATCAGATAGCAGGTTGTCAAGCACAGGTTGCAATGTGTCTGCACCGTTTCCGCTTAGCGTGTAGCCTTTGCCTGATAATGCGCGGACAATCTTTTTATGACTACCCTTGATTTCGTCGTCGCTGTAAATCTCTTCAAGCTCTGCTTTGTTTTCGTTTACGACAATCTGGTCTAGGTCTGTCATCCAGCCCACTTGTCCATCAAAACCTAAGTCTTGCATCTTTTTAATTTCGCGCGGTGTAAATGCAAAGCGTGCGATTGTTCTTTGTAGTAAATTCATTTTATGCCCCGTCAATAAAAAATCCACTTGTGTCCCGTAACATCAGCTCGATAGCGTCTAGCATTGGGTCTATTTGGTCGTCGTGTGTGTGCCTGTTGTCTGCTGTGAACGCCTCGCACTCTTGTATAAACTCGCTCACGAATGGCTTATTCGGCAGCATTACAAAACCGCTTTCAATAAATCCGCGTGCGTCCATCAGCCTTGCAAATTTGTCTTTGTTGCGCTGGATTGCTTTGAACGGGAACCCAGCTTTTTTTAATCGCTGTATAAGCTCTGTGCCGCTTGCCTTGTCTTCAATCGCCGTGTAGCGCAAATAACCGCCAGTTACTACATGTTGATGCTTGCGTATAAAGTCTGTTGCTATGCGCTCCAGCTCCAAAGCCTCCCACTTTCCGCGCAATTGGTCGATAAGGTATATTCTACCATCTTTTTTACCCCAGCACTGAAAAACGGTGTAATCATTATGCTGCCCAGCTTTTAGTGCTGTATCAGCTACTATGATGCGATAATCGTAAATCGGCTGCACCTCATACCTGCCGAACCATGCGCCCTTGATTAAGTCTCCGCCAACGATGATAGGCTCTTGCATGTATTGGCTACTAAATGTGTAGCTGTCCGCATTTTTCATGCTATCCAGCATTTCAATCGTGTGCTTCTCTGGCCATATAGGTTGCCCGTCTTCGATAACTGGAATGTTTAGCACTTCCCAATCGTCGCCATCATCGCCACGCATAACATAGCCTGCCATATCGTCCACATGCAGCCTCTGCATGATGACTATAATCGGGGTCTCTTGCGGTTGGTTTAGCCGTGATTTTACTGTGTTTGTTAAGCGTCTGTTTACTGCAAGCCTACGCGGTTGACTAAATGCGTCATCAGGCTTTAATGGGTCGTCTATGATAATGCAGCCGCCAAAGCCTTTACATATCTGAAACGGCTCATATTCTTTACGCATTGTTTTACTGCCAGCACCAAAGCCCGTTACTTGCCCAGCCGTAGCAGTTGCGTATATACCGCCTCCGTCTTGCGTGTACCATTTTTCAACGCTGTTGCTATCAAGTTTTAATAATGTAGGGAATATGTCTTGGAACGCCTCACTACGTACAGTCTCGCGTATATCTCGGCTATTGTCTAATGCGATATTTTTTGAATAAGAAAGGTGGATAAACTTAGCGGCTGTATTGTTGGCTATGCACCAAGCAACGAATGACTTCACTGCGATTTCTGTCTTGCCGTACCTTGGAGGTATTGTGATAACTAGCCTTTTTGTTTGCCCTGCTGCAACTTTAGTCATAGCTGCAAATATGCGCTTATGGAATGGCTTTACTACCATTTTGTTGCCGTTCTGCTTGTAGAACATATAGCGCGTAAAAAGCTCGAAGTCTGCTTTTAGCGCAAGTGCTAAATCAGCGTTTGTCATCTCTTTTGCCAACAAAAAAGTAAGCAAACAATATAAGCGCGGCAAATAACCCAGCGCATGATGCAACAATAGCAAACGGTAGCCATAACGGGCTTGTTACCCATGCCCAGTGCCATGTGATAAGCCCTGCAATCTTTAGCATAGCAAAGCATAGGAATAGCGCAAACAGAAAGTTAATCGGCGCTTGGTTTTTCATATCTCACCTTTCAGTTGCTCGATGATGCTCTTAGCCGTCTCTGGATTGCCTGCATGATTGTTTACCTGTATCGCCGTGGTTATGTCTTTACCCAGTATGGTCTCTTTATTGCGCTGTGTGATTGAGCTGTGGGCGTTTAGCTCCTGCATGGTTAAGTCTAATGACTTTAGACGCTCGTTAGCAAGTTGCTGGTTTTGTAATGCGCTATCGTTAAAGAATTTTAGGTATCGTGTCTTCTCATCTATCACTTCCCGAATGGCATTCGCTTCATTATTCGGTTTGGCATTAAGTATCTGATTTATTTGCACTTGCGCTTTAACAATCCCAGCGTTATCCTGAGCTACGCCTTTGCATATTGCGTTCACTGTGGCAGGTGCGCACTTGTAGTGCTTAGCTAAGCTGTTTTGGCTTTCGCCTGCTCTCCAGCGTTGCAGGATTGCGTCGCGTGTGTCGTCTGTTAGTCTTGGCATTGTTTAGCCTTTATTTTATCTAACCATTGTATTTTTATTTGATTTGCTATTTGTGCAGTCATTACAGGCGGAACACTCATTCCGATTAAATACTTTGGTTCTACATCTTGAAAATCGTAATCGAGTGGGTAGGCACCTATTTGTTGAATACTCTGTTTTGAAAGCAATTCATTTTCATTTGCCAAATATCTATTTATAGTTACTATTGTATTGCAGCAGTCGTTTAGATTTATCATAACATCTCCAAATCTACTTTCTTTATAATTTTCTGTTTTTTCTTTTTTAATCGTAGTATAAAAATCTTTAATGCAAATTTTACTTTCACTAAATTCTAACTTCAACCTAGGTAAATTCAAATCCTTTCTTTGGCAAATAAAAAAAACCCTTTCACGCTTTTGTGGAATACCCATAATCTGGCTCACCTGCGCATCGCTATGTGTTCTGCTGTTGCGTGCGTACGGGATAAGCTCTTCAGTATTGAGGTATGTTATTTCAAGCATTATTCAATCCTTGTGCTTTTTTAATTCTCCATAAAATTGGTGGGTCTGGCAGGATTTGAACCTAGCACTCAACGAATTATGAGTTCGCTGCTTTAACCGTTAAGCTACAGACCCAGTAATATATATTATATCACAAAATACAGTTTTATTATTGTTTTTTCAATCTTTTTGCAACAAAAGAGTACGACACGCCAAGCAATGTTGCGATTTCGTTGCGGCTTATTCCTTTGCTATCCAAT